CGCGTCGCTTCCCGGATCTTAACAATTGCGGACACCCGGGTGCGCGAAAGCGCACAGGCCCGCCGCACGCTTGCAAGCCAAGCCGCATCGGATGTTGCGACGCACATCAAGGACGCGGTCCCGCCACCACGGCAGGGGCACCCGCACCGGCACCTAAACAACAACAGAAACCTTTTGTGGAAACATTCACATGTCAACTCAGATCACCACGGCGTTCGTCAGCCAGTACGCGGCGAACGTCACCATGCTGTCCCAGCAGAAGGGCTCGAAGCTCAGGGATGCGGTCCGCGTCGAGAACGTAACCGGCAAGCAGGCCTTCTTCGACCAGATCGGCGCGACGGCAGCGCGTCGCCGTACGTCCAGGCACGCGGACACCCCGCGCATGGACACGCCCCACGCCCGCCGGCGCTGCTCGATCGATGACTTCGACTGGGCCGACCTCATCGACCAGGAAGACAAGCTGCGCATGCTGATCGACCCGACCTCGACCTATGCCCGCAGCGCCGCCAACGCGATGGGGCGCGCCCTTGACGAGGTCATCGTCGACGCGATGCGCGGTGTCGCCTTCACGGGCGAGAACGGCTCCACTGCCGTACCCTTTCCCGGCGCGCAGCGCCTGCCATCGCTGGGCACCGGCTTGACCATCGGAAAACTGATCCAGGCCAAGAAGGCACTCGACGCAGCCGACATGGACAGCGACGGTCGCTTCATCGCCGTTACTTCAGAACAGCTGGAGGACCTGCTGAACACGACGCAGGTCACGTCCGCCGACTTCAACACCGTCAAGGCGCTGGTGCAGGGCGAACTCGAGACATTCCTCGGCTTCTCCGTCATCCGCGTCGACGGCACGCGCATAGACGGCACGAAGATCCTGCCGATCATTTCCGGTGCCGAACGCGCCTGCCTCGCCTGGCAGCGTGACCAGGTCGTGCTGGGACTGGGGCAGGAGCCCTCAGCCCGCATCACCGAGCGCCCCGACAAGAACTACGCGACGCAGGTCTTCTACTCGATGTCCGCCGGTGCCACGCGCATGCAGGAAAACGGCGTCGTCGAAATCGCCTGCGTTGAATGACGCACACCGACAACTAAAGGAAAATCATCATGCCTACTTTTTACGGCGCCTTTACGGCGCCCCGCGGGAGCACGCCTCCCGGTCTCGTGGATGGCAGCGTGCAGGGCGGACGCGTCCGCGTTCACCGCGAGAGGATCACGCTGGCTGGACAGACACCGGCCGACCAGATCGTGCTCGCCTTCCCTTCGGCCGGCGAGACGTTCCTGTGCGGCACGATAACCTCGGACGTGTCTCTCGGAACCGCCCAGGTCTCCGTCGGAATCGCGGGGACACCCGGAAAGTACCGCGCCCCGGCCGCGCACACGCTCATCGACACGCCCATCAACTTCGGTCGCGCCGCCGCGCAGGCCACGCGCCTCGCAGCCGATGAGACCGTGCTGCTCTCGATTGCCACGGCAGCCCTGCCGCTGGCCGGGACGCTGATCGTCGACCTCTACTTCGCCCAGAGCTAGGCGCAATACGCCGCCCCGCAGGATGAAAACCTGCGGGGCGGCCCTGCGCAGGAAAGGAAACACATGCCCGCCTTTGGTGAGTACTCTGAAGTTGCGCTCTGCAACATGGCGCTGGCCGAGATCGGCCGCGGCGCCGAAATCGTCTCGCTCGACGAGAAGAGCGAAGCCGCGCGCGCCTGCCGCCGCCGCTATCCCTATGCACGCGATGCCGTGCTGAGAAGCTATGACTGGAACTTCGCGACACGGCGCGCGAGCCTGCCGGCTTCCGCGGACAGGCCAGCCTTCGGCTACGCTTCCGCATTTCCGCTGCCGGCAGACTGCCTGCTCGTGAGGGCCGTGCACAATGCCGGCAACGTCCCCTGGGAGGTCGAGCAGCGCGCCATCCTGGCCAGCGCGGCCGCGCCGCTGCTCGTCTCCTACACCGCCCGCGTGACCAACCCGTCCGTCTTTGATGTGCTGTTCACTGACGCCCTCGTGACACGCCTCGCGGCCGATCTCGCCGTGCAACTCAGCGACAGCCAGTCCCGCGCCACCAGCCTCTACCAGCTCTTCCAGGCCAAGCTGGCTGACGCCCGCCGCCGCGATGCAGATGAAGGATGCACGCAGCGCCAGACACGCGGCCGGTGGCTCGATGGGCGCTTCGACCAGGGCTATGTGCCTGCCGGCGAAGAGGCCTGACATGCGCCAGTCAACAAGCCAGTTTTCATTCTCCGCCGGAGAACTCTCGCCGCGCCTCTATGGCCGCGCCGACCTGCAGAAATACGCAAGCGGCGCCGAGCTGGTCGAGAACTTCATCATTCGCCCGGAAGGCGGACTGATGCGCCGTCACGGGACGCGCTTCGCCGGTGCCGTTCGTGATCCGCTCACGAAGGGACGCCTGATCCCGTTCGTCTTCTCGACGGTGCAGGCCTATATGCTGGAATTCGGCGACGGCGTCATCCGCGTCTGGAAGGACGGGGCACCCGTGACCTCGATCTCGCGACCCGTCCTCGACATCACGCGAGGCAACCCCGCGCGCGTCACGGCCTTCGCCCACGGCTTCGCGAATGGCGAGCGCATCCTCGTGACCGGCGTGCGTGGCATGGGATTGCTGAACAATCGCGAGTTCATCGTGGCCAACGCGGACGCCGACAGCTTCGAACTGTCCGGAACGGACACGACGGCGCTTCCACCCTATGTGTCAGGCGGGACGGTCTCGCGGCTCTACGAGATCACGTCGCCCTGGCAGGCGAGCGAACTCGATGCGCTCCGCCATGCGCAGTCCGCCGACGTGCTTTATCTCGTCCACCCGGATCACGCGCCGCGGACGCTGACCCGCACCGGTCACGCCGCCTGGACACTGTCAGTCATGCCGCTGGAGCGCGGTCCCTTTGCGCCGCTCAATGCCAATGATGCGGTGCGGGTGATGTGCAGCGCGGCCTCCGGTGTGCAGCCCGGCGCGCAGGTCACGCTGCGCGCGTCGGCGCCGCTCTTCACCGGCCAGCATGTGGGGAGCTACTTCCGCCTGCAGGAACTCTATCTCTCCGACCAGAATGTCAGTCCCTGGTCGCCCGGCGAGACCCTCTCGACCGCCGCCGGCACACAAGTGTCCAGCAATGGCCATGTCTACGCCCTGACGGATGCAGGGTCTGGCGCGCAGACCGGCACGGTCGCGCCTTCGCATACCGAAGGCGATGCGTGGGACAATCCCGCCGGTGCCGCCAACCGCAAGAAGTGGCGCTACCTCCATTCGCGCTGGGCCATCCTGCGCCTCGACAGCTGGATCGACAGCAAGACGATGCAGGCCACGGCGATGACCTATCTTCCGGCCGGACTGGCACCCGCCGCGCGCACCATCACCGGCGTCACGGCCGCAGGCGGCACCTGCAGGATCCAGGCGCCGGGCCACGGCTTCGACGAGGGTGACTATGTCACCATATCCGGCGTGGGCGGCGCCGTGCAGGCCAATGGCGACTGGAAGATCATCAACGTCACGCCGACGGGGTTTGAACTCGCCAATGCGGCGTCACCGTCCGCCTTCACGAGTGGCGGCACCGTCAGGCGTTTCGCGACATGGCTATGGTCCGAGAGCGCCTTCTCCCAGGCGCGCGGCTATCCGGCCTGTGTCGCGCTGCACGAGCAGCGTCTCGTGTTCGCCAACACGCGCGCGCAGCCCTTTGGATTGTGGGCCTCTGCTTCCGCGGACTACACGAACTTCCTGCCGGGTACCCGCGATGACGAGACGATCTCCTACAACATCGCGGCCAACCAGGCTGATCCCGTGCGCTGGCTGACATCGGCCTCCGATCTTCTGGTCGGCACGCTCGCACAGGAATTTGCAGCCTTCGGTGGCGGGCTGGGAGACCCCATCACGCCATCGAACACCCGCATCGTTCCGCAATCTGGCGAAGGTGCGAACGCCGCGCAGCCCGTGAAAGTCGGGCTAGAGACGCTCTTCGTGAACCGGGCAGGGCGAAAGCTCTTCTCGCTCGCCAGCCGCCCCGATGCCGGAGGCTACACGTCGATGGACCTGACGGAGCTCGCCGAACACCTCACCCGCGACAGCCCGCTGACAGCGCTGGCATGGGCGAAGAACCCGCTGTCGGTCCTCTGGGTGCTGCGCGAGGATGGACGCGTGCTTTCGCTGACCTACCGTCCGGAGCAGCAACTTTATGCCTGGGCGCGCCATGACTTTGGCGGCACGGTTGAAAGCATCGCCGTCGTGCCCTCATCCACGGGCGCCACCGATGATCTCTGGATGATCGTGCGGCGCGTGATTGCAGGAGAACCAAGGCGCTTTATCGAGATCCTCGCACCGCCCTTCGAGCCAGCAGATCCGCTCGACAGGGACAGCATGGGATTCCTGGATGCAGCGCTGCGTTATCGCGGCGCACCGGTCTCGGCCGTCTCAGGCCTGCATCATCTCGAAGGCGCGACTATCAGGGTCGTGGCCGATGGCGCGCTGCACCGGGACTGCCGCGTGCAGAACGGTTCGATCACGCTGGAACGGCCAGCGATGAATGTCTGGGCCGGGCTGGCCTATGAGAGCACCCTGCGCACGTTGCGGATCGACGTCCTCGGCGGCGCCTTCCTGCAGGGCCACGCCAAGCGCATCCCCCGGATCAGCCTGAGGGTACACAATGCGATGGGCGGCGAGGTGGCAACCTCAGCCGAAGGACCGGCAGAGGACATCATGCGCCGGGATGCGTCCGATCCGATGGATGCCGCACCGCCATTGCGTTCAGGAGATGTTGCTGTGTTTCCGGCATCGGACTTCAATCCAGCGACCCGCATCTGGATCCGTCAGCGCGATCCCTTGCCGCTCGACATTCTCTCCCTGACGCCACTGGTTGCAGTGGGAGACATGGCCGCGTGAGCGTCATGAACGCTCGTGCGGCATCTTCCAGAGATCGCGCGCCGTTGACGCTTCGAAGACACCCAGATTGTGCCACGCGAGCCGGTTTCGACCTGCGTCGATCACCACAAGCGGATCTTCAGTGCCCAGATGGGGTGCAATGGTGTTCTTTATGGTGTTTGCAGACTTGTCGGTCTGCAGCAGCCACGTCTGCTGGTTCAGTCGAAGCGTGCGCCCCAGTGTCTTGATCTCGCTTTCTGCTTTCCGGAACGAGCCGGAACGAACGTCGATGATCACGACAAAATTTGAAACCTGACCCTCAGGAATATTGGTCGTGGGCTGTGCGGCCATGGCTTGTGGTCTTTGCGGACCACTCGAAGACGAAGCTTCGCCGGCCTGAAACAAGCGGGCGAGGGCGGCGTGGCTTTCGGCCGGCACGAAGCTGCCTTCGCTTCCCATCCTGACGAGGGACTGGGGCATCAGGCGCTTCTGCAGCGCAAACGACTTCATCTGCTCGTGGCTGTAGGGCCCGAACAGCTTGTCATTGGCGCTCACGTACCAGGCGACGTCCATGTCCCTTGCTCGAATGCGCTCGTCAGGCACGCGTGATCAAACCGTCCCCGAAAATACAGGGACTGGCTTGCCCAGTTCGCGGCCTTGAGCACCGATCTCAACCTTAACCCCCTCTCTACCAAGGAGTATTTAATGACAGTCCTGTCTTCAGCCGCCCGCGTGGCCTACGCGGGCGAT